GAATCTACTGGTTCTAACAACAAAAATCTTTCCATCTTATCGTTGAGTGCGAAATCAATTTCTTCAACAAATGTTTTTGGAATACTATAATTTGAATTAAATACTGACATATATATACAGTTTGTTTTTTGCATAGCGATATTTATAGAAACATCACCAACATATTCATCGTCCAAAATGTGTCTAATAGACCATTTGAATTTTACTTTTTTATCATTTAAAATCTTCATTATTCTAGAAGGTTGAACTTCTGGATTCGCACAGAATATAACTTCGCTAAATTGTTTTGTCTGATTACATATGCTATCGATTGTTTTTACAATATCGTTATCATTTAGCCAGTTGTTTTCTTTAATTAAAATAAGACAACCAACACGAACAGAAGATCTTTCTCTTGCTTCCACTTTTGCTTCTTCTAATGTTCTATCTTTTAAAAAAGACTTCTCTCTATATGTCATGCAAGCATGATTGTTTATAACAAAAAATTCTTTATCATCATCATAAGAATCTACTATGTCTAACCCATTCTTTTTTAATTTTTCTATTTTATCGAATTGACAACTAACTTGAGTTTTATCGTCATAAATTGCAAATATACAATCCTTACAAGATGTGTGTACACTTCCTAGCATTATTTTCTCCTAGCTTCAATGTAACAAAAAAAAGAATCGAGTTTAATATCTTCTATTATCATGTCATTTTTAACAAGTATATTTTTTATTAAAGGAACTGTAATTCCAGATTTTTTAAAGTTCCAACCATCATTTTGTTCTCCATATAAAATTTTAACCCCATTTTCTTCTGATAAAGAACCTATAGATATAAGTCTGCATATTTCGTTTATGTCTTCAAAATGTAAAGTTATTCTGCCTTGATGTTTTAATTTTTTGCACCAATGAGAAAGTGTTGGTTCTAAATCTACATGAGGTATAAAGTTTAAAACATTTTTACAAAAAATATGTTCTGCTTCACCATAATCAACAATCTCATCTAAATTTTGATAGTTACAATATGATGTATTTTTAAAATCTCCAGCTATTGGAAACGGAACAATATTAACATATTCGTTTTCTTCAATATCTTGTTTAAATAATGGAATATTAATATTTATTTTCATTTTCCCACCAGTTTTTGTTTATAGCTTTTTGCAATACTTCATTCCATCTATTAGTAAATTTATCTAAAGAAAAATTTTTGACAATAGTTTCTCTTGCGTTATTTCCAATCTTTTTACATAAAGATTCATCGTTTAAACATTTGTTTAAAAACAACTTAAGTTCATCAATATCATTTGAAATAAATCCATTTACTTCATTGATTATAATTTCTGGAATCATACCATTTGCTGTGCTTATAACGCAACAGCCACAGGCCATAGCTTCTATTAATGTCGTTGGTAATGGGCTATAAATAGATGTATTTAAAAATATATTTGACCTGTTGTATTTTGAAACTAAATCATCTAAATCTTTAGCAGCAACTGACAGGGTAGGTGTGTCGCCAACAACTACTGTTGGCATACCATCTGTTATTTCTTGCCACAAACTAAATCCACATTCATAATCTCTATTTATCCAATCATTTACAACACTAAGTATATTGTTTTCTCTTTTGATGTTTTTATCATGAAATACTTTGGTATTCACTCCATGATGTATAACTTCATATTCGTTTTTGAACTCCCAAGATTTAACAGAATATTCAGAAATAAAAATATTCGTATTTGCTATTTTTTCTCTTAAGTTCCTTCTTTGTTCAGTCATACAAACATGTTCTAGCGAAGCAAATGGTATATGTAAATGTTTAGATATTGATTCTGCTATATCAAACTGCTTAAATCTTTCGTGGCTTAAAACTAAATCAAAATCTAAATAGTTTGGTAAATCACTTATTTTATTTATATTATTTAAAATTTTATGATTGTTTGGTATTTCTGCATATTTAGTATTCCATTTTTTTACTTTTTCATTATTTATGACATAAAAATCAGCATTTATATCACACATGTTCGATTGATATCTTTCATGTGTGGAAAATGTTAAAATTTTAAGTCTATCATTTGGATTTCTAGTTGATGCTCTAATTAAATTATTTACTGCTGGATGCATTTAGTCTCCCAACTGTTCTATTATATATTTAATTAATCCATGTCTTTGTATATCATCCCCAGTAAGAAATACTTTAGCAATATCTTTGTGGTTAAGTTTAGATAAAATCCACTCCATAGTATTTCCTTCATAGTGTGGCAAATCTGTTTGTGTATGATCCCCACAAACTACAACTTTAGAATTTTGTCCAAACCTAGTCAAAAACATTTTCAATTGTCTTCGTGTTGCATTTTGAGCTTCGTCCAGAATAATCATTGAATCATGAAATGTTCTTCCACGCATTAATTCTAATGGACATATTTCTAATACTTGATCATTTCTTATTGTTTTCATTTTTGTTTTTGTAACAAAATTTCCAATTGCCTCAAGCATAGCAACCATAAATGGCTCTGTTTTTTCCTTAAGGTCGCCAGGAAAAGCACCTATTTTTTGTCCACATTCGATTAATGGTCTGGCGATAATTATTTTTTCTATTTTCTTTTGAACTAAAAGTCCAGCAGCAACCCCACAAGCAATAAATGTTTTTCCAGCACCAGCAGGACCAGAACAAATTGTTAATGTGTGTTTTTCAATAGAATCAATATATATTTCTTGATTTTTTGTTTTTCCTTTTATTTGATTTGTTTTTTCTTCTTCTACTGACTTATCTCTTTCTTCTTTCCAAGAAATCTCCTGCGGTTCTTCTTTATAGTTAGCTATATCGACCCATGTCTGCTTTTTCTTTTTGGGAGGCATGTTTAATAACCTTTAAAAAAGTTGACCCCACTTTTTCGTGGGAAAATTCATAGGCACGATCTAAAGCAACGGTAGCTTTAGACTTTCTAACATCCTCCATCTCATAACATTCCCTCATTTTTCTTCTTAAATCTTCAATATCTATCGACCACCAATATTCAGAACCATGATAAATACCATTTGCTATTCTTTCCTGCCCAAATACTGGCTCTTTCTTGCAATCAACCAACCAACCAACTTTGTCATTTAAATAGTCTTTATAGCCAGAACAATTCGTGACAATAGGAGTTTTCCCAAAACCCATTGCATCAAATGCTGGTATGCTCCAAGCTTCGCCATAAGAAGCTTGAACAAAAGCATCACATGAATTATGTAATTGATATATTGCTTTATTAGTTAATCTTTCTTTTATACAAAAAACTCTTGGTATTTTTTTAATAGATAAACCAGATGATATAGAGTTGCAATACTTTGAAAAGTCGCTTTCTTCGTCATGATCTGTTTTTACAACTAAACAAACATTCTCATCGGAAGAAAATTCCAAAAAGTATGCTTTTAAAAGTGCCGTTAAGTTTTTTCTTCTTTTTTGTTCGCCTATAGTATAAAAAATAAAATCACTTGGAGATGTGCTTTGTTTTATTTGATTTAACTTTTCGTAATTTTCAGTATATATAGAAAAATCTCTAGCGTGAGGAACAACATATGTTGGAACATTAACACCACTTTCTTTACACGATTCAAGCATTTGATTGTTTATAACAATACAGCAATCCATATTGTTTAAATGATTTTGCCAACCAGACATTCTAAATGATGTAGTTTCATACGCAAATAATCCGATATTCAATTTAAATTTAGAATTATATTGCATGTGAACAGGTAGAGTATGTTGTATTACAATATCACAATTGCTAGTTGATTTTTTTTCTAGTTCAAGTATTCTTTTGCTTGGCTTATGATCTACTTTATTAAATTTTAATGCTCTGCATACAACATTAACACCAATTGAATCTAAAGATAGTATGTAATCTTCAGCAGCTTGTCCATATCCAGTACCATCTCTATAATTACCAATGTAAAGAACTTTCATGCTAATTCCTTATTGATTCATAATAATTATAATTGTTGACAATTTTTTCTACTTCTTTGTATACATCTTCTTTAGAAGACATATTGTAATTAATTTTTTTTAAAAATCTTGAAAATAAAAGTGAAAAATCATCTTTAAAACAAGAAAGAAGTTTTTTCAAAAAGTCAACATTAGAATCATATGAAATATCATTAGATATATGCATGTATTCTTTTGGGGAATTCCAAGTTTTTGAACTTGGAACTGATTGGAAAAGTTTCGCTAATTTATTTGCAACATTGTCATAATTATATATTTTTTTTGCTAGATCAAGAGTTTTAGTTGCTTTAAATTTTCTTACAGAATCTGGTTGTCTAAAATACTTTAAGCAAATATTAACAAAATCTTGATTGTCTGGAAGTGCAAACTTTCTGTGCGTGTCTACTTCGTAATACATTCTTTGTACTTTAATTGGAAAACCATCTAATTTTCTAACAATATCGCACATTGCACTATAATCTGTGGCACAGACAGGAACGCCACAAGATGCTGCTTCAACTAATGGCATACCAAATCCTTCTGCACACGCATATTGAACATATATGTCCATTAAATTATACACCATAGACATAGACTCTCTTTTAGCCCCACTACTAGTATTCGGGAATAAAGATGAAGTCTTATTGCAATAGTTGCACTTTACAAGTGCCCCATTAAAATTTGAAACAGATACATTAAAACATTCTCTACAACTATATGAAAAATATAGTTTGTTTGATATTTTTGGTCTTTCGGCTATTAGCTTTGGAATATCCCAACCAACATCTGGATAAGTTGTATGCAGATATAATATTAGTCTAGAAGATAGTTCTGGGGGTGCTTGTTCTAATAACATCGAAAAAGCATCAAACAAATCTGGTATGAGCTTTCTTTTTTGATTTCTCATAACAGATCCTATTATTAAAGAATTAGGATCTATACCATTTTTTTCTTTGAATAATTTTTTATCTTTTGTCATTTTAAATATTTCATCTGCTGCTGGAGAAGCAGAAAATAAAACATTTAATTGGGGATAATTTTGTTTTAATATATCTAATGCCCAATCTGAATATGTAAGTACAGAATCTGACTTTGTTAGTGTATATATCCATTCTGGGTCTAGTGGAATAGCATCAATTGTTGGCATATAGACCCAATGGAAATGTTTTTTATACGGAGAATCCCCTATAAAATGATCTACCCAAGGATCTCTAAATGACCAAACTATATCTGGTTTAAAATCCAACAATACTTTTTCAAATATTTCATTTCCAAATCTTCCTGTTTTATCATTTTCTTCAGTAAAATAAACACCCCAAGGTATTTTTGAAAGAAGAGCATTTTTTCTTCCAAAACATGCTATTTCAGCTAACTCGAAATCTCCTTTATCATAAAGTCTACTCATAATCTGATATCCATAATTGGCATATCCAGAATTAATAAATGTAGCTTCACCACAAAGGAGAATTCGTTTTTTTTGCATTATTTATACCTTAAAGTATTTCTTCTTCAGATTCATCTTCTGCAAAAGAAGCATATTGTTCTTCTTGGCTATTTGATTTTTGATCTACATACCAAAATTTTTGAACAATAAATTTAATCTTATGTCTATTTTTGCCAGTCTCTTTATCTGTCCAACTTTCTGTTTTTGCAGAAGTGTGAACTAATATCCTAGATCCTTTTTTAAAATACTTATAAATAAGGTCTGCTGTTTTCTCCCAAGCTACACAGTCAATAAATGTTACTTCTGGTTTTTCTTGATTTTTTGATGGATTTCTTACCGAAATACAAAAGTTAACAACAGATTTACCATTGTTTAGCTTAACAATTTCTGGTTCTCTAGTAAGCTTTCCGAGAAAAGAACAAATATTCATTACATGCTCCTAAATTTGAACAACTTTTTTAACTAAAAGAGAATCACTTTTCTTGTCTCGTTCTCCTTGAATCAAGACAGTATTGCTCTCTTTTAACAAAGAATGAAAATCCTTGTACACATTAGGAAAACAGATAACATCATCTATTTTTCCTGTTGAATCAGATATTGATAAAAAACACATTCTTGAACCCGGTGTTTTTCCAGCTTTAGTAACTACCTCTTTACATCTTCTTACTTCGACACCAAATACCATATAACCATTTTTCCCATCTAAATATTCTTTGCATGTAGTATTTGATTCACTTGTATCACAAGAATCAGTTGGATTGTATGTCAAAGAAACACCAAGCAAATCTTTTTCTACCCAAGAAATCCAACTTGGTATATCTACTAATGGAGATGGTGGATTTTTAATAACTGAAGCAATGCTTTTTAAAACATCTACTCTTTTGGAAGAAGAACAGCAACCGCCTTCTTTTTTAATTTTTGCAGAATTTAAAATCATATCGGGAATATTTGTTATTTGAACATTTTCTTTAATCCAAGCTTTTTCTTTTTCTGTTAATTCATTCCAAGCATTAAATTCAGCAAGGAATAATTTTCTATTTGAACCAAATTTTCTTAGTGCGTTTACAGAAATTAGTTTTTCAATACTTGACTTAGGCATCAAATCAGAAATCTTAACCACAAATTCTTCCCAAGTTTTTATTTCTTTTCCATAAGTTTGCATACAAGATTTTATTTTTTCAAATTGGGAATGTCCAATTCCTTTCACATCGGTTATGCCAAACCATATTGATATTCCATCAGTATAAAAATTACTGTTTAAAACCATTAAGTCTGGAGATTGTACTGATATGTTAAATTTTTTTGCATCTTCAATAAGATCAGATATTTCAAGCTGACTATCTGCTTTGTCTTTGGCATAAAAAAGCCAGCTAGTAAAAAACTGTACTGGGAAATGACTTTTTAAATAAGCAGTATCATATCCAGTTAGACCATAACAACAACTGTGACTGCGGTTGAACGAATATTTTTGACTTTGTTCAATCCAACCGAATATTTCTTCTGCTTGATCATCACTAACAACTTTTGTTTTTTTAGCACCATCAATAAACATTTTTTTACATTTTGCCATTTCGCTGGAAGACTTTTTTCCCATTGCCTTACGAAGCATATCTGCTTCTTGAAGAGTAAAACCAGCAATTACTCTAGATAACTCCATCGACTGTTCTTGGAATACTAAAGATCCATATGTTGATTTCAAAACTTCGTCTACTGCTGGATGATAAGACTCTACAGATTCTTCAAAGTTAGCTCTTCTGCAATAATGTGCAGTCATACTTACACCTTTGTCATCAACTCCTTTTAATGCACCGGGTCGTATTAAAGCACCCAAAGCAGTTAAATGTTCTACACTTTTAGGTTTTAATTTTTTTGCCCATTGTTTCCCAAGATCTGATTCTAATTGAAAAACACCCTTAGTATCACCTCTTGCAAAAATATTCCAAGCATTTTCGCAAGAAGGTAGATTATTAGCATCAACATCTAGTAGAGGCAAAGCACCTTTTGTCAATGGTTCGCCTATGATTGGAAAACTACAACCGCAAGAAAATTGATATTTTTTTGTCATATTATTATTTCTTAAATGAGTCTTTAAATTTAACTTTCGGGTAAATAGATCTGTGTAATTTTAAAAAGTAAGTTATTAAATCTGCTGTTTGCTCTACATCTACTAGTGCATCATGTGCATTAGCTTTAGACATACCAAAATGATCTCTGATTGTATCCATTTTCATATTTGGCATATCATCAGAATTTTCAAACCAAAGCAACATTATTTCATCTAAATCAAACATATTTCTTCTGTTGAAATATGGCTGAACAGAATCTTTTTCAATATAGCCCAATTGACAACATATTCTTTGAAAAATTGGCATATCAAAAAATCTGATATTTTTTCCTGCTGGAATAGGAGCCATTATATTGCTTTTACCAGAAGAAAATGTAGATATAAAATCAATAAATTTTCCCCACACTACATCTAGAGTTGGGGCTAAAGATAATTCTTCTTTTGTTTTTTTGTTAACGGCAAGTGCTGCTTCTTGAAGATTGTTAAAATCTAATGGTTTTACCAAACTGCTAAATACAGCATTGTTTATTGGTTGTAAAGTTTTTCTATTTATTGCTTTTGCAGCTATTTGTATAACTTCACATTTTTCTATATCTAAAGATCCTGTTTCAAAATCAAATACTATAATTGTATTACTCTTCACTATTTTCTTCCTTTATTTTAAGTTCAATTGATCCGTCTATTTTTTGTTCAATTTTTAACTCTAAATCCTCATCTTCTGCTGAATCTAAAATATCTTTTTCTAAAATTATTTCACCTCCATTTTGTATTGCTATAGCCTTTAATAGTTTATTAGCCTGTTTTGTCAAGTCTTTTTTTAAAGATGCACAATCTGAAAGAGCATCAAGAAGTCCAGACTGTTGAACGATTAATTTGCTTATTATTGATATTTCAAGAGCATTGTCGTTTATTTCACTCATTTGAATTGCCTTTCAAAAGATTTATACAACCCATTATTTTGTCTAAAACAGCAACTCCTAATATATCAAATTTTACCATACCAATTGATTCTAAATCCGACATTTCTAAACCAGCAATCATTTGTTTTGTTTTTTTATCAAATGTCATAGGACAAACTTCTGGCAAAGGAAGGTTACTTATAACTATTCCTGCTGCGTGTTTACCTTGACTTCTTTTTGTTCCTTCTAATCGTATAGCCTGAGAAAACTCTTTAGCCAATTTTCCAGATAAACTTCCGTCTGGTTCTATCTTACAATATTCAGACAGCTTGTCAGGTATATTTTCTAGTGCCCATTTTATTATAGATGAATCACCATCTTCATCTTTCATTTCTTGTAACTGTTCAGAAATCTCAGATTCGTCCGGTATATGTTTTGTTATATTATTACTTTCGTCAAATGAAAAACCATGCACTCTCAGAACATCTTTCAATGAGCCTCTACCCTGCATTCTACTAAAAGTAATCATTTGACAAACATTATTAGTTCCATATTTTGACTTAATATAATCTATCACCTTGTCTCGTTTGGCAATAGGAAAGTCACAATCAATGTCAGGAAGACTAATCCTATTAGGTGCATTCCTACCAGCATTGTAGAACCTCTCAAAAACTAAGCCATGTTTAATTGGATCAACTTCAGTTATTCCTAATAGATAAGATATCATGCATCCAGCACCAGAACCTCTGCCTCTACCTATAATCCAACCTTGTTTTTTTGCCCAGTTACAATAGTCTTGAACAATTAAAAAATATCCAGCCAAACCAGAGTTATCGATAACTTCTAGTTCATGCTTAACTCTTTCCGAATATTTTGTATATTCTTCTGTTTTTGGTTTTATGTGACTAAAACGCTTGTGCCAACCTTCTCTGCATAACTGTCTTAAATAATCAATTTGAGAAAGAGAATTGGGGCAATTAAAGTTTGGTATTGATGGTTGTTTTATGACAGAATAGCTTTCACACATATTGTCAATAAGAGAGCAATTTTCAATTTCGTCTTTTTCATGAAATTTAGATATTTCTTCTATTCTTGGAAGATAATATTTATTAGATTTAAAAAAAACAGACAGTCCAAAATCTTCGTTTTTTTCTAACTTTGAATTTACATTCTTTAAAGTTGTTTCCATTGAAGAACATAATAATACTCTTTGATCTGGAGCATCTTCGACATTAACATAATGAACATCTGGAGTTGCTATTTTTTTAAATTTAAACTTATTGCAAAGTTCTCTTAGACATTCTGCAATCACTTGTGAGGCAACTAAATTTTCTCTATCAAACAATTGTATTTCAACAAAAAAATTATTTTCTCCAAATATGTCTATATATTCTAAACATATTGTTTTAGCTATATTTAACCAGTCTGGATTAAGCATTTCTTTGATTTCATCATAATCTGTTCTTGAATATGCTTCTTTATGATCATAAAACAAGCTGTTTGCTAAATGTGTTCCTGGATGACCAGAAAATGCTATAAGATCAGAACAATTGCCCTTAAAATCAACAATGTTTAGTCTTGGTTTGTAATAAAAATTTTCTAATGAACTAGCCATAGATGACAAATTAATTAAATTTTTCCATCCATTTATATTTTTGGCAAGAACACACAGATGAGTTAGTGCTGAATTTTCTTTACTTTGATCACTTGCTGGCTTGCTACATATATAAAACTCACAACCTATGATTGGTTTTATTCCATTTGAAATACATGCTTTTGAAAAAGCAATTGCACCAGATATTGTTCCATGATCAGTAATAGCACAAGAATTATATCCAAGCTCTTTGCATTTTTTTGCCAGATGTTCTGGCTTACTAAGTCCATCTAATAAACTATAATGAGTATGACAATGCAATGGTATCCAATTCATATACAATCCTTAAAAAATATTTCGTAAATAGTTCCTCATAACATATACTGACCAATCTTCTAAATTTATATCGCTAACTACAGTAGTAGCAGCATTTCTAAATTCACCATTAGACAATGATTTATCTACTGGATTAAAGTTTGATACATCATTTAAAATAACATGAAAAACAACGCCAAAATGAACTGAATTAACTGGAGTTGTATCATCATTTATTAGTCCAATAAATCTAATGTTTTTAGGATTTGTAAAACTAACTTCTTCCTCAATTTCTCTTTTGCAAGCATTTGATATTGTTTCGCTATTTAGCCCATCGCATGGATTTATATGGCCACCAACACCTACTGACCACAAATCGTGTAATCTATTTTCAGATGCTTTTTTGGATCTTTGATATATAAACAAATCACTATTTTTAGTAAAAACACAATAAGGTATAACTTGTTTGTACGAAGGATCATTTTCTGCAATATCTCTATCTATATAAAAAAGATTGTCGATTGTTAATACAGAAGATCTTATTTTACCAGCAGATTCTCCTGTGATCATGCCTTGAAAATATCCTTGGTTTTTCAATATCTCTGATTTAAAAACAAGAACCTTTTCACCATTATATTTCGGTATATATTGATTTTTATTTTGTTCTTGTGTGTAATTTGGATAGTCTTGGTCAGTAGGAGACTCTTCTGGACTAAATGTTGTAGAAGTTGTTGTTTCTTTTGATTTTTTAAAAAGATCATTAATCCACTTTTTACTTTTTGACATCGTTTGACTCCCTATTAGATTGACCACCACCATCACCATATGAACTTATTGTGTTTTTATTTGCGTGTTTCAAATAAGCACGATTCATGCCAAGTTGAATAACTTCTTTATTCATAAAGTCACATATAGACATATCAGAATCTTGATATTTTTCCTTGTAAAATTTACATAGCCTTTCACATTTCCATCTATCTTTTCCATAATCTATGATTCTAGTTGGAAAATGACAAGCTTTAATTTTTTCAAATTCATGCCTAATCATTTCTACGGTAGTATTAATATCATCTTTATGAAAGCAAAGACTAAAAGGTCCACCAGATTTATTAAAATAAATTGTAACTATTATATTTTCTTCTTCTGGATATAATTGATACAAAGCATAATGATAAAGTCTAAGCTGGAAGTCCTTGTAAAAATCATCATAATTTTTTTCTTTGCCAGTTGCCCAATTTTTTCTTTCTCCAGTCTTCCAATCTATGTATTCTATTGTTTTTTTATCTACTCTAGTTATTAAGTCCATAGTTCCTTTAATTCTTAAATTTCCAGAAAGAACAGTTCCATCCTCAATATAATATTCGTATTTGGCCCAAGGATATTTAATCTCTATGTCAAAATATTGTTCTGGCATAACAATATTTCTTGTAAGAGGTGAAAACATGCCATTATTAAATAATAATGTATCCCATGTCCATTTTTCACAGTCCTTGAAGTCTTTGCTATCCCATTGATGAATGCTTTTGTTTTTATAATGATTAAAAGCATCAAGAATAACACTCTCTGGAGATGTTTCTATAGTTGAAAATTCTTTTTTTAGTTCATTATCTACAAAACTAGATGTTCCATTTTGAAGACAAAGTTTTTTGTTGGCCAATAATTCTAATGACTTATGTACAACATTACCCTTTTCTGCCTTTTTATTGGAATCATCTTGCATACCTAGATTGTAAGTTAACCAGTATTTATGCTGACACCATGCGTAAGAGCTTACAGAACTAGACCTTAGATAAGTTATAATCATTTTTTATCCAATTTATTTGTTTTAATTTATTTAAAAGTTCAATTTTTTGTTCTTCTTTCGACATTTTTTCATTATTTAAAATTACATCAAACTTATCTGTGCATTTATCTAATTCTATTTCGCTTATATGACTATCATTGTCTGTTGATCTATTTAATTTAATTATAATTCCACCAGCATCTTTTATGCTATTTATTTCATTTTCAAATCTGACATCAGTAATAAAATTTAGTGGATAATTTTGTTTACTTATCATATTAAAACAAGCATTAATATGAATAAATTTGTTCATTTTTCTGGCAATGCCTGTTCCAAACTCTTGAAGAAATTCTCTAGCTGTCATCTTTCCACTTGGAATAATCTTATAAGTAGATTTTATTTCGTTATAATGAGGAAGATCTTCCCAAGTATATTCAGTTAAAGAATTTTTATCGTCAAGAGAACCAAAAACTTGTTTGTGTCTTAATCCAAAAAAATTAATTGCAATTAATTTCATGGGTTCAGCGAATGAAAATATTGATGATCTGCATCCAAAAAATTCAAGTGAATTAAAAGAAAGAAATCCAGCCAAAGTATCTTTGCCAGAACCTTTTTTACCGCAAAAACCTATAATTTTTTGGAATGACATCTAAATTAATTTCCTTGAACTAATGGCTTAATAATACAATTTATTTGTTCTATGTTAAGATCGCCTGGATCTTTTATTCCTTCTGGCAAACTTGGAGATATAATTTTAAACATTCTGGAAAGAGATGAGTTTACATTATTAGAAGCTTTATTTCCAGCTTCATCTGAATCAAAAAGTAAAATCAATGTAGTAGCACCAGAAGATTCTAGTAATATTTGTTGCGAATCAGTAAGAGATGACCCAAATACAGCAACAACATTTTCTATTCCGTTTTCCACAAATTTCCAAACATCTGCTGGTCCTTCAACTAATATAACAACTCCAGTTTTTTGAATCATTTCTTTTGCATTGCCATAATTATACAAATAGTTCTTTTTTGAAAAACCTTTATTGTGAATCCATTTGCTTATATTTTTTTGAGGATCGCACTCAGAAGATTCATGAAATTGATTACATTTGTTACATTTTTCTATAATGGTTCTGCCAGTAAAACCAACAATTGTTTTATTGTCTGAGTCATAGACAGGAACTACCGCTCGATTTCTAAAAAATTTATTTTGTGATTTTGAATCACCTATATCATATTTGTCAAGTATAGACGCTGAATAACCTCTAGATAAAAAATATTTAGATGGTATATCTAACTTTTCTCTAACAACTTTTCTTGTATATTGGAACTTTGATTTATTTTTTTCTTTGGAAAACAAGTGAGAATACTTTTGAAAAGTCTCTGTTTTAGTATCTTCTTTAATTGATGATAAATCTAACTTCAAAAGATTGCATAATATGGCTATTGTATCAGAAAAACTTACGCACTTATCGCCTTGCTTAGACCATCCATATTTTTTATTGCTAATAACACCACGGAAAAAACCTATAGAAGTATTAATAAAACTTTTTTCGCAATGATGTGTATAACATACCCAATTACCAACTCTAGTGTGTCCAGACATAAATATATTTAAAGCTGTTCTATTATCTCCACCGTGTACTGGACATGAAGATATTATTGATTCTGAAACAATTTTATATTTTATTCCAAAATAATCTAAAAGAAATTCTATGTTTTCACAGATAGCATTATTTAAATATTCGTTTTTAGTTATTTCAATTGATTTCGATTTCATCTGGTAATCCTTCTATTACAAAACCATTATTTTGTCTTGACGACTGAGATTTAAAAAATTGACTTCTAGTTGGTCCTTCAGATATTTTACCAAACTCATAATTTGCATGTATATTTATATAGTCTCCTTGATCTATGCCTTTCCCATGTCTTGAGACAATAGGTATTAACTTTAGGTTATATCTAACGCTATTTTCTTGAGAAACACCTTCGTCTGCCATTTCTTCTTCGCTTTTTCTTTTGTAGATAGAAAAATTTGAACATAACCAAAGTATTCTGTCTGAACCACTAGCTACATCTGTATCTTCTCTATTTATTCCATCTCTATTTAGTTGAGTAAATGCTAAACATGCTGCATTATACTGAACCATAAAATTGTGAAGGTTTGTCATTAAAAAGCCAAGAGCTTGATATTCTGCTAAATTTTTACTAATACCAGAATCATCCATTAGTTTTATATAATCATATATTATTAAGCAAGGATTGGCTTTACCAGAGTCATCAAGTCCTACATCTTTTATAATCCATCTTCTTGCCATACTAATCACTTCGTCAAAACTTTTTCCTGCAATAGACTTATATTGGAATGGCATTTCTTTAATTTTTTCGATAGCTGCTTTTATCTTATTTTTTTTAGATGAATCTTTTGAGAATGCACCACTTTCTATTTCATCAATTTTAACTCCAGATAAACATGCAAGAACCCTATGCCAATGATCTTTTTCTGTCATTTCTGTATCTAACATCAAAACTGGTATATTATTGGAAGATACATTTACAGCAACATTATCTGCAAAAAAGCTTTTTCCAGTCTTCATTCTTGCACCGATAAGATTTACTGTACCTGGCCTAAAGCCACCACCTATTGCCATGTCATATATTTTAAATCCAGAAGGTATACCAAGTTGAGATATTGGATTGCTTTCTAAGTACTCTACATAGTCTTCTATGCCTTCACTCATCAGCTTTGGGTTTGGATCTTCTGCATTAGATATTTTAAAAGTGGCATCCAGCACACATGACTCTGCAATAGATATGATTTGAGTGATTGGTTCATCACCAGTTATATCTTTAAGAGTATTTGCACCATTTAATAAACTATAAGATAAATTTTTAGCAATATTTATTTTTTTTAACTTAGCTGCACTTTTTCTTGCATTTACAAGTTCTACTGGAAAAGTCGTAAGTGACCTTAAGTATTTCGCCTGTTCAGCAGTACTAAAAAATTTTGATAAGTTCAAAGACTCTGCTGTTGCAATAACAGTTGGAATATCAACCTTTGAGCTTTTATCAGTTATGATTTTAGTAAAGCATTTAAATATAGCTGCATTTTCATTATTTGAAAAACATGATTCATCAATAATGTCTGATATTTCAATAAAGCAATCGTAGCCCTTTTGAAATAATCCAGCTAATATAATTCTTTCTGCTCCAACATCTGTCATCTTCTTACCGATCTCTTCATACATGAAGCACAAATGAATCCAGAAGACTCTGAATCTCTACTTTTAAAATTAAATTCTTCAGTAGTTATTTCTAAAGAAGAAGAACATTTTGAACATTTTACTAATTTAAATCCATAAGAATCATCAACTTCTGACCTATACTTTTTAGGTGAGTAGTTTTTTGGTGTTTCTTCAATAAACTCAGAATCAAGTGTTTTATCATCTTGAAACTTATTTTCAAATGGAATTTTAGAAACCTGTTCTTTTTTATTAGCTAATGTATTATTCGTGCTCATAGCAAATTTATTTAGGTTCTCATCAGCATTTTTTAAAACAACAGATTCTTTTTGAACCACTTGCTGAACTGTAGATGGCTCATTTTTTATTTTTTCTCCAGATATATCTTCTAAAACATCAATAATTAATGACCAATCTTTTTTTAAAATTGCGTCTTTAATTTTAGAAATTACGCTCATTATTTTTCCTTTTGCTATAAGCTAAATTTGAAAACATATCAGAAACTTTTTCGATCCTAATCGGTAAATACTCTATTCTATCAATTCTTGCTTGTATCTTAACAGATAAAGATTTTATTTTTTGTGCATAGTCATCATCTTTGACTGCTAATGCCATTCGTTCTTCTGGAGAAAAATATCTGTACTCAGTAAGTCTTTCTGATACTGTTTTAAATATTTTTTCATTGCACCATCTAAGTTTTGATTTCTCTCTGTTTATTGTTCGTGATAAATGAAATGAAAAATTATTTAATAAAACACATGCTTCAGAACAATCTTCTGCTGTCATTTTTCTTATTTCTTCTTGAGACAAGTATAAAAATTTCATGCATGGGAATTCAATATTGTTTGGGATAGATGACAACCCAATAGATTTTTCGTAATTATCTAGTAAAGAATCGAATCTTTCTTCCTCGCTAATTTTCGATTCTTTTTCTCCATTGTTGTTCTGATTCATTGAATGGTAACTCTATTAAAAAAATATTGTTTATTGAACACCACTCTGCTTTATTTTTATCATTTCTTTTTGAGTGATAAAAATTTAATACTGTATTGTGAAAAAACGGTATGTATTTATAATGTTGCTCCCCATGAACTTCAATTATTGTTTTTCGTAATGGCAACCAAAAATCAGCAGTCAATCCATTAGATCCAGGCAAACTTACTTCTTCCAATATTCTGTCCATCGGATAAATAGACTTTAGAATATTTCTAGCGAGTAAATGCAAAGAAGACCTATTTTTTTCATCGTCATAATCTGGCATATTACCAGAAAATGTCCAAGAGTAAGTCTTTCCATCAAGACCCATTACTTTCACGATATAATTGCCTTAATTTCTTTTTCTAGTGCAGATATCCACTTTGGATTATCAGACAATAACTTATACATTTTTTCTGCACCTTGAGTCTTAACCAACTTTATTGTTGCTTCATCCCAAACTTCAGACTTTAACAATTTTAAATGTCTTTCCATATAGTCTAAAGTCATCCAAGCACCAGCTTTACTAATTAATCCTAGCTGACAACCAAGATTTATAGCTTCGTAAATATTGTCTATTCCTATACCATATCGTATATAACTATCAACTTCCATTCCTGGAGAACCTAAAGCACATGATTCTATCAACCAATGTACTTGTTGCCCAATTTGTTTGTCTTTACCTTCACCACCAACATTCCATGCTTTATCAAATTTAACTCTCATTTGAATATCTGCTTGGTATTGTAATGTTCTAGAACCTTTTTCTGTGTATCCACCAAACATGCCCTGAGACTGTGTTAAGTGCATAATTGCCCAAACCATACAGTTTTGAACCGGAACTATATTAGCTGCTTGCCTACAAAAACCAGCGAATAATTTGTTTCCAGCACCTCTATTTTCATAACCAATTCCTTCATCCATTTCTTTTTCGTCACACAATGCGGAAACACTATCTATAATGATTAAACTTCCTGGATGCGTATTGATTGCTTTAAATGCTAAATTAAGATAATCTTTTGCTGTAAGTATTTTTTCCTGCGTAGATCTATAAATTGTCATTTTATCTAAATTAAGGCCAGCTATGCCCTTTAAATTCATGGGCTTTAGTCTTCCTTCAATATTTAAATAATATACATGCCTACCACCATTCTCTTCTTTTTGACATTGAGCAGCAAAAGATAATGCTGTAAGTGTATTGTGAGTGACAATAAAGTTATCAGTAAGATATAAACCATGACTTGCTTGTATTGATATACAAACACATTTTTCTTTTCTTGTTTTAACTATTGAAACAATTTTTCTTGATAAATTATTTTTTACATCTTTTTTATTAAATTTTTCTTTTCTAAAAAGAAATAAATCTTTTTTGTTCTTTATTATAACTGAACAATAGTAAATAAAATTATTTTCATTGTTCTTATGTCTTGAAACCAAACATATACCACCAAGAGATTGAACCAATGATTTAAAGTCTTCAGCAAATTGCTTTGATGATACCGTAACTATTGGAGTTTCTTTCTTTGTTATATGTGCAAAGCTCAATATTGCTGTTAGTAATGCATATCTTTGGTCAATAGAATTATATAAATAGTTTGAAGGTATAAATTTGTCTTTTGTTTTTTTGCCATAAAGACCTAATTCTTTTAGTTCTTTAGTTAAATTGAAGTTTATTTGATTGTCTTTTAAAGAATAAGATATGTTATTGTCTTTCATTAATTGACATACATAATTTAAAACATTTTGATTTTCTATAGTAGCAATAATTTTTTTATTAAAGAATCCTATAGTTAATAAAACCCCAAAAACAAAAGGGTCGATTGGAACTTTAACTTCATCAAAATCTACTGGTTTAGTTATTGGAATAGAGTATTTTGCTTTAGAACTGCTACCTATAAATATTTTATCTTTAAAATTTTTAAGCATTACTGTTTTATAAGTTTTTTGTTCTCTTGTTTTGATATTCCATAAATGTTCTTCTCCACATTCTGCTGTAGAACCATCAGAAAATGTTATTGTATAAACATCTTTTATGCCTTGTGGATATATACCAGTAACTAAAGACTTTTTGCCGTTTGGACAACAAACGGTGTCGCCTATTCTAATATCACCTATTCTTTTTGGGCCTTTACTTGTATATACAATTGCGGATATTGGCTGTTCTTTTCCGCTTTTTGGATGCCCAGAACAAGTAATCCAAGAACCTTCTGGTATTCCACCATGAAGACCAAGATTTAATGCAGGAGAGAGTGGTATAACTTTCTTTTCTTCTTCCATTAATTCATTGGCATTGATTGCTATTCCTTTGCCATATTGCTTGTCTACCTCTTTTAAGATTTTTTCTAAATGATCATTGCTCATTATCAAGTTCCTTTATTTTTTTAACCAATGATTTTGAATTTTGAAATGTTTTCCTTATAGGTAGTTCTACCGAGCTTTTTGCCTCAGTCAAGTCAGAAATTTGTTTAAAGTTTTTTTGTTCTATTTCAATCAACTTTTTAAGCCAAGGAGCACCCAAAGAAAATATTTTTTTACCTTCTTTAGATCTTAAGGCTTTAGATACAATTGCAGAATCATATTGTTTTAAAAGGTTGTTTGCTAAATTTAATTGCTTGAAAAACTCTTTCTTCCATCTTGGTTTATTCCAAAATTTAGAAGCTAATTCTTCATTGTTTTGTTTAGCTGTTCTTTCACACATGACTTCGGCAAGAAATTGTGCTGGAGTTATCCATCCACCACCATGCCTAGATTCATACCTACTGTCATCAGTTCTTTTTTTTGCCATATTAAATATTCATTATTACTGGATCTATATCAAGATTTTTTAGTTGTCTATTTTCTTCATTTATTACTATTAACTCAGGAACCTTTATACTCTTTATTCGTGCGATGTCACCAATTATTTCGCCAAAAATAAAAAGATTTATAGAATAGTCAGATGAAAGCTGACCAATAACACCATTTGAAAAGTAATAACCTTCTGCATTTTCTGGAAATACATCAAAAATATTTGACCTAAATTGAAAGTATACTTTTTTTATTTTCAGTTTGTTTTCTTTGACATATTTCTTAAGTCTTATCCAAGCAGATTTTATCTCTAGATTTGGTCTATCATCATCTTGATAAACTTTTGTTTCATCAGACAATATAGCAACCCATCTAGGTCTTTCAAAAATAAAATTATCTTCTTTAGTGCATATCATAATTGATGTCTTGAGTTTTTATATTTTTCTAAATATTCGTGATTTACATTATCTTTTCTAGTAGATTCATCATCAGAAACACCCTGTGCTTCTGTCATAGATACTGTTCCATTATAACTTTGGAAAAAGTTTTTCTTTTTATCTTTAGAAGAATTATATATTTCAATAATGTCAGAAATATCACAACCTACTTTTTCTGCAATATATTCAACAGTTTGTGAATTTGCATTATTTTTCACATAAAACTCTTGCACTTCATTTAACTTAAATGGTTTCTTATTCTTGCTCATGCTATAGCACTCCGATCTGCATTTCTTAGGAAAGATGTTTTTTTAGTAGTCAAGTAAGATATATAATGATTAAAACATTCTTCGCTTACTCTTCTGTAATGATATTTACTTCTTCCAGTATAGTTATCAAATCTTTTTAGCTCTTCAGTTAAATCAATTGCTGGATCAAATAACTTGCTTGGACTGAAAGATGCCATACACATTTTAACCCAATATGAATATGTATTATTGCTTATATCATATGTTTTTTTGGCAAGAGCCATGTTGTCATTTGGATCTATGTCATTTGCATCTTTATCATAGCCATATGACTTTACTTCTGGATCATCATATATTTCCATTATTTTCTCCTAGATGTTTTAAATAAAATATTGTTTTCATCTATCACTATATCATCAACATTTGTGATTTCATGATAATGATCTTTATCTTCTTTGTCTTCAAGTATAAAACCAGAAGCTCTAAATATACCTTTTACTTCTGTTACAAAACTTTTGTCGTTACAATAACAACATTGTGCAACGCAATTCCACAAAAACGGACTTCCATCTGGTCTTTTTTCATTTGGCTTTACAATTAAAATGTCAACAAGTGGTTTGTTACAATTGCTGCAACTTAAAATAACATGACCACCATCAACTAGACCTTCTTTTTTATTTTCAATACTGTCTTCTTTTTTTAGTCTGCTCATGTTTTATCTCCTTTTTCTATGTACTTCTTAACACTTTTGATTTTATCTAGCTTTATTATCTTTTCTTGTTTCTCAAGACCTTTAACTTTTCCAGATCTCCACCAAGGCAACTTGCTATCTGCTTCTTCTTTTTCTTTTGCTATTTTTTCTTTTATTTTTCCACCCTCTCTTTTAAAGTTCTCATCACTTATATGACCTATTGTATTTCCACCTTTTACATAATTTATAACTCCACCAGAATAAATTTGATTTACTTCATTCTTTTTACATATTGGACATTTTTTGACAAGTGTTTCAGAAAACGACTGTTCTTTTTCAAAACAATGATTACAAGCAGCACAATTATATTGATAGGTTGGCATATTAATAATCATCCTCATCTTCTTCATCTTCTATATCAACACAATATTTCATTTTCCAAGAATCATGCGTAAATTCTAAAGCTTCTGGAGGAAAACCATCACGCATAACATTTGCATCTAAATCAAAATATGCTACTAAAATTTCACCTGTTTCTTTATTAGTATTTACAACTGTCATTGGCATACTACCAGATTTTAAACAAACAACATCACCATTTTGAAATTGCTCATTCATATTCACCTCTATATATTTTAAGGCATTGATTATATAAATAATCATCTGACATTGGCATTGATTTTATTTTTTCAAGATTGTTCTTAATGGCTTGCATTTTACTATTATACAAATCTTCATTCAAAGTAGTTATATCAAAACCACCTTTATATTGTATTATTCCTTCTGCATCAAAAAATTTATTTATTTCTGGATTGCCTAAATATATTGGAACTGTTCCATAAGCAAAACAGTCTGTCAAAAGTTCAGCAAAAAAATATGCGTCAAAATTATTTTGTATAACTATTGAAAACATATAGCTTTTTAAAGAATTTTCTTTTTTATAAAATCCAGAATATTTTGTTCCAGTATAAGGAGAATCAAAAGCACCACCATAAATATCAATTTTATCTTTGTAAAGTTGAGCAACAGCATGTCTATATAAATGTTCTTTGCACATTTTCTTGTTTGAACAGATCATCGAACATATTTTTGTTTTTTTATAAATATCCCATTCCGGTTTTGGAGTCCAAGGAACATTTGAGCAAGAATACGCAAACAAAAATCTTGGATCTAATGAAAGAAGATATTTGTCTGATGTAAATATAAAATCGACAGATGTAAATACATACTTGTAATTGTTTTTTATGTATTCATATAGATTTCTGAATATGCTTACAGACTCACATAGCCAACCAACTCTTAAAACAGACGGTTTTTTAGGTACAGAAAAAGATTTTTGTATTATAGAGTAATCAATATATACTTCTATATCTGAATCTTCATCTGTCCAATCAAACAATGTTGGTTTTAAATTAGAACAACTAGAGTAATTAGTGTCAAATGGAGCACCAAAAGATTTAAGTTTTCCTCTTGCCTCCATTTTTTCTTTCCTTTTTTAATTTCCTCAACCTACAAGAAGGTCTTTTTTTTCTTTTTAATCTAAGTCTAATCATATTAAACATGCCCCGCCAGCACAAGCAAGTTCTCCTTGAATATTTATGCTGGATTTTTCTTCTAATACATTTAGATAGTTAACATCAGAATAACTATCTACTAATTTATTCCACAAATCTAAATTGTATGCGTCTTTAAGTGCATATGTAGCATATTTAATATTAGAGGAAAAGAAATCAGAAGAATATTTTTCAATTATTTTTTTCCACTCTTTTTGTTTATCGTCTTTTGGTTCAAAATAACCTAAAGAGCATGAACATGCATCCCACAAAGATTCAAAATTATACTCAGAAAATTTTGGATATATTTCATAAGCCTTTGATGTGGCTTCAAAACCCCAATTAGTAATTTGTTCTTCTATTGAATATACTGCTGTAAATGGTGCTTGATTATAGTCCTTATCTCCTGTGGCAGCAATCAAAGATATTCCAGCTAAGTCAGAACGGTTTTTATAAATATACTCTTTAACCTCATCCCATTCATGATCTTGTACATGTATTGTATTAGATACATTATGATTGAGTTCTTTTCTAACACACAACTCTTCATTTTTTCCAGAAACAACCCAATTATTGTAAGTAGATACTACATTGTCCAGCATGTTAATAGCAGTTAAATTTTCCTTAAGTATTGTTCCTTCTTGACTTTGCACACAAAACCTTATGCAATCGTCAGTTTTATTAGATGACCAAACAGATGCCTCACATGCCTGTGGATTTATGCTCTTAAAATATTGATATGGAGATTCAAGCTTATTAGCTTGGACAATACGGAAATATCTCTTTGAATGATCTGGATGAATACCAGAAGCAGATCCAAGAAGAGCAGCAGAATTGCCTTCTGGTTTTACGCAAGTTGTTCTGGCAGCAGGATTTATGTTTAATAGTCTTGCATATTTTTTATTTGTTTCTTTTACTATTTCAGCACCTTTTTTCTGAATTTCTGGATTTAAAAGTATTTTTGGGTGGTGCTGCATACCATTTATAGAAACCCCCAATAATGCCTCTTTTTTTGCGATAAGTTCCGTTATTTGACCCAAGTATGGAAAATTGGTAAAAGATGCTTGTAATGTGCCAATAAACGCAGCAGCAGCACATCTTTCGTAAAAGTCTTCTTCTGAAGTTATGGTTTTACCATTAATAGTAGATAAATTACAAAAACCCCATCCAGAAAGACCAACCTCATCTTCTGCCATATCGTCTTTACATGTTTCTTTTGTTGTGATTGGCCCTTCATAGTTTAACAATGCTTGCTCTAATTCTTGAGAATTCTTTTTGTAAAAATGTTTTGTTATCCACGATATTTCGCAGCAGTTATGAACATATATACCGTTTGCATCAAAAGCATTAACTTCGGGGATTGTGCAATCAAAAACATCTTGTTTTCCAAAATCACATTTATTTATAATCGTATCTAAAAAAACAGATCTGTTTGGCATTCTTTTTCTAGAATCAATTATTTCATTTATTTTTGATATTTTATCATTATTTCTAATTTTTATGTTTTTGTTGAATAATTCTATTGCTTGTCCACTAATATGTAATTCATGTATTGTTTGAGTATAATATTCTTTTGTTGATCCATTGCCATCGGGCATTTTTTTCCAACCTTCTGGAATTCTATTTTTATAAATTTTACTTAAAATACCAAAAGAGTTTAATATAATTTGCAAATTAACCAAATTGTTATATTGATTAGAAGAAATTCTTAATGAGTTGCCTTTTTCTGAATTAACAGCAACAGTTCCATCAGCATCAAAATAACCAGCAACTAATCCAGACAAGTATGACCAAGATCCAGTTGTTGCTTTTTTAGACAAATGTTTAAATTCATCTTTTTCAATATCAAAACAATCTTTTTCTTGAGCAAAATCATAAAGCTTTTTACTTTGAACAGTAGTATAACTATTTACAAGATCTGTTTTTTCAGAACAATGAGATCCTTCTATTTTAAATCCAGCCTGATCTATTAAATTATAGCCATCTTTTCTATATTCATATTTATTATCTCCCCACCATTTAATTTGAGCAGACTGATGGGCAATATTTCCATCCCCTAAAAAAGAACCTAAAAGATATCCTTTTGCATAATCTGAAGAATTTACATCAATATTTCTTTGTTTAAATTCAGAATGATTATTAATGATTATTTCATCTTCAAAAGTAATATCTTTAGCTTCTTTCCATCCATCAGTTGTTAATATTTGATGGTTTGGAGTAACAATTAATTCACGACCAGACGAAAAAGAAAGCTTTATAGTTTCTTTATTTCCAGTTTTCCAGAAACCATTATTCGTAGATTCATATATTGCACCATCAACCAATGCGTTGAACTTAGTACCCAATAAGTCTGTAGCAAAAGAACACCCATCTTTAGTTGTGACAATTGTATCTCCAACAACACAGGGATTGCATAATGCATCATAATAATCGGCAAAGAAAAATCCTGGCTCGCCAAATTCTTTTGTTGCCTTAAATAAATTTTCAAATACTTCTTTGGGAGTATCTTTTCTGTGCAACAACGCAGATATATTTGCTCTAGCTCTTTGAGGATTAGTAAAATACCAATCTCCAGTTTTTGCGTTAATCATCAATTCATCGTCAGCAGAAAACAAAGCTATAGTTGCAGATCTACGAACACCACCACTAATTACCGCATCGGCTGAATGCATAACAATATCAAATGCATCAATAGTCCTTAATTGTGTTTGTCCATTTGCAATACATCTATCAAGTAATTCCCTAATTTTTTCTAAAGCTTTTTCTAATGGCTCATAACCTGGAGCATTACCAATACCGCAACCTAAAGGTGAACCCTTCTCTCTTATGTCTACATAACTAAAACCAACATCAATATCTTTATATTTTTCAAAACCCTTTATTGGAGTTTCAAAATACGAAGAAAGAAGAACTCCAAGAGCATCTGCCCAACCTTCGATTGAATCTTCAACTCTATGAATAAGATGTTGGTAACAACATGTTTCTGGATTTAGTCTAGTGGATGAAAACTTTGGTAATAATTCTACATGATGTTTTTGAACACTAAAACCAGTACCAGAACCACAAAGTAATAAATAAAAACATTCTTGAAAAAATCTTAATCTGTCACAATAACTAGCAGAACAATTAAATATTCTTGCGTTATGTTTTAAAATCGGCTTACCACCAAACTGTAATGCTCTTTGAGAACCAAGTATTTTTTGTTCTTTAATCATACCGTAATATTTTTCAATATCATTATGCAATGATGGATTAACTTCTACCATCATGTTTTTTATTCTTTCTACGCTTTCTTCCCAAGTTTCTCTTCTTTTTTCTTCCTCTAACCATCGAGCATATTTTGAAACAGCAGTATATTTTTGCAACTCTTTAATAGACATAAAAAAACTCCATCTACCCTATTATTTTTTTAATAAGGAAAAAGATTAAAGGTATGATTCTGGCGATTACCAGCGGATATAAATACACCCACGATAACGATAAGACAGATGAGATTTTTACTTATTTTTTTCAATATGGCAATAGTCTATTTTTGATTTTGTAAACAATTTTTTCTGGCTTGCGAATAATCACTTTTCCATTGTGGATTAAGAACAATATTACCAATAGGTTCTGTTTTATTTAAAATTTTTTGATCAACATATTTAGCAACATTTAAACTAACATTTTCTTTAAAAAATGAACCATGATAATTACTTGTAGATGCCCATCTGTATATATAAAAAATATCTTCATCTGAAATTATTTTACTTATATTTTTATATAAATAATTTATTTTGTTAAAAAGAAAAACATCTAATGCTATTACATCAGATTCAATATAGTTATTCTTTTCCCAAATGTTTTTATGCATACATAAGTTTGAATGGAAAAGATTTTTAGAAATTGATAAAGTTTTATTTATTTCTTCAAAGAAAGCTTGGTTTGTATGAAAAATTCCATCTTTACTTATATTGTTAATTGAAAAAGATATCTTCCAAGGAAAATATATGTCATCATCATCCCATACAAATATATATTCTCCAGAACAATATGATAAACACTCATTTAATTTTTTGCCTAAAGGATAAATTCTTTGTTTTGAGTTTATTATTTTTACTTGTGGATGATCAAAAATAAGAGTTTGGTCTACAAGATCATTTAATATAACTAATTCTTTTTCGCCATCGTAGTCTTGATTTAAAAAACTATATATAGCTTCTTCTAATAATTTGCTTTTGCCATATGTTGGGCAGTAACAACTAACTTTTGGTTTCATTATAAACTAATTCTAATAAAGAAGTTATTTCTTCAATTGAAAGTGATTGCACAAGTTCAACAACTGTATTTGATATAATTTTTGCGTCTTCTTTAGGAACATTTAATTTTATTATTTTATTATATAAATTTCTTCTTGCAAACATTCTCACAAGTGGACCGCCATTTTTAATTATTAATGCTGTTCCTTTTGATGAAGTGCAAAATTTAAGTATTGTTATTCCATCTACTATTAGTCCAATTAGCATAACTATAGTTATAATACCAATAGCATCATAACTTTTTATTTTTTCTGACTTTTCAAGTATTGATCTTATTTTTTCATGTGACCACATGATTATCTTCTCCGTCAAGGAAAACAGTCTTGTTTAACAGATTGTTTTTTGACTTCGTTTATTATTTTTAAAAATGAAATAGAATCTTTTTCAATAAGTAAAAACTTTTCTTTTTCTATTGTTTGATTAAATAATAAAAAAAGAATTAGATTGTACATATTATTTCTTTTTGTTTTGAATAGATTGACTTACTCTTATAGCCCAGTCAACACCAGTATTACCACCCCAACCCAACCAAGCAACAACTGCTGGTATAGTCCATGGCTTAGTTTTATATTCTGGCTTAGACTGTGCTTTTTCGTAATTTCCTCTATGTCTGTTAAACTGAGCCATACGCTTTACAGTATCGGCAGAAAGTTTAGCACCTCTTGCCAAATCTCTTGCTCTAGCCCATCCAACAGGAGTCATTCCTTTACACTCTTTTCCATATTTATCTTTCCATTCTAATACTTTTTTAGCGTTATTTCTTGCAGATGCTGGTGCATCATAGCTTTCTGCTGATTGTGCAAAATACTCTTGAATATCAAAAAATGTTTTTTTGTTTTCTATTTTTTCTTTTTGTTTAGACATATCTGAATACCCTTTGATTGATTTTAAAACATCGTCAAGATTCAATAGTTCGTATAAATAACTGGATTTTGACTTATTGGATTTTCTTGGATGTCCATCTGGCAATAAATCATTGTCTTGTTTGTATCTTGGATTAGAAGGTCTTCCGTTTCTTAATAAATACAAAAAGGCTTTAATTCTATTTAATCCCCATCTAGTCCTATCCATTCCTGGTGCATGACTAGAGGAAAATGCTCCAGCACCTCGTCTAAAAACTGCTTTTAGTTGTGCCATATTAGCTTTAAATTTTGGATTTTTAGAATTGTGTTCCTGCATTAAAGATCTAATTTTATCTTCTGTTTCTTTTGAGAATTCTATATTTTTATTAGGCTTACTAGCAGAATCTTTTGGATTTTTTTTTGATCCTCGTTTTCTCTCGTCAGGTTTAGCTGGAGTTTTTCTTGGATCATCTTTGTCTGGTTTTCCGTATTGCAAACCTTCTGTTTTATCAGACATATTAATTCCTTAAATAAGCATAAATAATTTTTTATCAATCAACTGTTCTGGGAAACCATCAAAATTACTGTAAGCAAATGTTTCTTTAGCTCTAAGATGTTTTTCAGCATCTTTCTTCCTAACTCTTAGTACCCCAATCGGAAGATTTGATCCATCATCAAAGTCTTTTAAGTGTCCATGTGCGTCACCCCAACTATTAAGTATGATTGCATATGGATCTGTTGGTCTGTCATCAACACCTATGAAACACATTTGGTGACCCCAGTTATCTGTTTGGCGATGAAATCCATCAGAAGAAGGTTGCATATCATAACCAATATCACTAGCAGTAGTGCATGGATAACCATTTACAATTGCTTCTACAAGTTGATCCCAAGTTTTAATTTGGGCAGCAGACTTGACTGGATGTTTAGTGCCTTCATCTATAAATTTTCTATCTGGTCCTGGTGTATCCCCCCATTTTTTGGCTATGCTTCCAGAATACTTAGGAACACCATCAAAATTACTACGCAAAACCCCATATTTAATAACAGCATCTGCCATCCAACTCCCAAGAGATCCGTCTTGACCATTAAGTTGACCACGACCAATTAAAACTCTTCCTGTACCATAAAGATAAGGTGCAAAAACAGGTTCAAATTTTTCATGATCTCCTTTCATTAATTTTTCAGTAGCCATAAGATATTCAACTGCGTTCCTAGCACCCCAAGAAACACAATTATATTGAGCAATACCATTAGCTATTAATGTATGTTCTCCTTCAACGGTTATACAGAAAACTGGGAAATTTGTAACATGTTCTTTATTTATGTCGATTATTTTTCTAGCAAAACCAAATGGTGTTTTATGGATTTTTAATGTTTTAGGTTTACTAATTTCATTAGCACCCAAAGACAGAGCATCAAAACCATATAAATCCATTTGACCAGCAGCAACAGTTTGATGTGGGGATTTTTTTCTTTTTAATGTCATAGGATTAAGATTGCAAGAAAGACATAATCTTGATAAATCATTTAGCAAAGAATCAGAAGATGTTACTCCTATAATCCTTGTTGCTTTTTTACTAAAGTGACCATCTCCATCAATCCATCCTCTAATACAAGCCATTTTTACAGTTAAAGGGCTATTGAATATAAAGTAAGGAATTGCTTTATAATAAGTGTTTCCAGAAATTAATTTCTTAACAAAAGTAGCTAGCTCTGTATTATGTATTTCTACTAATAAAACATTTTGTTTTTTCTTGTGATAATATTTTTTAGCTTCTAATCCAAATATATTTTTAGTTATAGCTATAATTTCTTCTGCAAAAAGTTCTTCATTAATATTAAAATTAAATGTTATTTTGTTATATTTTCCATTAATAGCTGTTTTAGTTTTAGAACAACCACCTTCTGCTAAATATAAACCTATAAACCTTGCAAAGTTTTCATCTACTTTTATAGATTTTTCGTTAAAATTTATATATTGATATTCAAAAGATTGAATACCAAAAGGCAAAAGAAGATAATCGCCTTTAGAATAATCTTTAACTTTCTTTTTTCCAAAACCATTAAATTTAAATCTATATCCAGAATACGGCATAAATAAAGCATCATGTGTTTCTGTTGCCGTTATAGTTCTATTCCAACCCTTGAGTTTAAAAGTTACTAAATTTCCAGTAAAATTTTTGCGAACCAATCCAATAACTTTTCTTGGTTGATTCATATGATTTAATACATACTCACCTTCAGAAATATCTTCAATATTTTTTTCTGTTCCATCTGCCATAGATATTTTTGTTTGAGCAACAAAGCAATCTCCTATAGCCTGTGGAATATTTTCTGTATCTTTTCCAATTACTTTGCGAACAACCTCATATAGCATGACCTTTTTACCTTTACTATCTTGGCTTTTACCATAGATACTAAAGTTTTTAAATGATCCGCTATCTTTAATTAAGTTAAATTCGCTTTCGACAAGTTCTGGATTATCTTTTCCTGCCCAACCATTTATCTTTGATAGTTCAGACATATTTCACCTATTTAACTAGTTTTAAGCCAGAAGATATTTCTCTCCAAGCAATTGCAAAATCTTCTTTGGTTTGCATCTTGCTTGTCTTATACAAGTCAAAAAGTTTTTCTTGTATATCTGTAAAAAGTGGTTCCCACTTTGTTCTATCACCACCAGACTTTGTTAGTGCATTCTTATTTGATTCTGCCGTTTTTTTCAGTATGTCTTCTAAAGAACCTATTGTTCCAGCAGCAACCGCAGCAGCAATACCATCAAAAGATGATGCAATAGCAGCACATTGCTTTGCTTTATCTGCCTTTGAAATTTTAATTAATTTTGCACCATCATAAACAAACTTTGAAAGTTGATATTTTGACTCCCCAAAATCTGGCTCAACTTCTGGATTTGGTTCTGGTGGAGTATCTGGTTCTTGTTCACCTATAAAAACATCGGCAGAAATAA